AATAGCGCCATTAGTTTGAAAAGTGCCAACTAAAGCTACATATCGAATGGGGTTATATAAAAATTTATATTTGGATGCATATTTATCTATGACAAATTTCCGTATCATTTCGGGATGTCTAGAATTATTGTTTATGATACCACCGGCAACTTGCATTTTACCATTTGCATAAATTTTGAATATAAACTTCTTTTTTTGACCACCTTCAAAGCTATATCCATCTATTTGTACTGCGAAATATTGATGTTTATTAGCAGCGTTAGCGTTTGGGATTACCGTAAACGTGTGTTTAGCACCTATCTGCATTCGACCATACAACAATTTTATAGCTTCTACTTCAATTTCAAAGTTGGAATTTGCCGAAACGCGCTGCTTTTTGAATGGTTTTTTGTATAAGAATTCTTTTACGTTAACATTATAGTTACCCTTGTTAACATCCCTATTAACAAAACCGTTAAATATAGATACTTGAAGAGGGGATATCTTCATTCCCGATAAATTCGCGCGCTTAATTTTATTGCCCACCATTTTTGTAATACGCGCATTTACGTTACCAATATTCAAACTTGTATTACGTCGTAAATTGTTTCTTTCTTGGTTGGTCAGATACGGGGCCTGTCGTATTATATTATTTTTTGTACTTGGAGAAATACTGAGATTGTTGTTTTCAAACTCGTTGAATAAACCCATATATTATGTAAAGATTTTAATCGGTTCCAACAGACATTACAGGTTTCGCCGACATATCCATTATATCCAGTCCGAAGATGAACTCTGTACCACTTTGCTCCATTACTGGCATAGTATCATCACAACTCTTGTATTTAGTAGGTTCTGTAACTCGTTTAACCTTAATTTCGCGCGAACTAAATGGTCCCGCCCAAATGTCTTGATTAAGTGACTTATTGGTAACACCGTGAAACTCGGAATATTTCTTCTTGAAAAATTTGAGTGGACATTTCTTGTCTGCACTAAAATCTATACAAGGTTCGGCCAAAAACATTTCCAATGGACTGCACGCGGCCCTAATCTGATTCTGTACAACCTCAAAGTATTTTGGAACTATTTTCCATATATCCTTATCTGGCCATTTTTGGGCGAATTCAAGATAAGCGCGAACACACTTTTGTAAAATAGCTGGAATTTCGCTTTCGAGTTTACCTTCTAAAGTAGGATCCGCATCTCGCACCTGTCTAGTAAAATCTGCGGTGAGTACACGACGAACAATACTACCAGATGTATCGTTCCAATTAGGTACCTCGTTACCTCCCAATATACCCGGAGTGATCCACACAAATGAACGCGCTTTTTCATGCTTCACAGCAATAGAAACATCTTCACCGCTTACTATGGATTGAAATTCAGCTTGTTCTAGCGCTAGGTCTCCTTTAATTTCTGGTGCGATAAACATAAATCCATCCATAATAGCTGATAGACCAAATTTTCTTTCTACATTATTAGAAAGTGTTTTTACGTCTTCGGTACAGTAAAACTTTCTAAATACCTTCGTAATAAGGGTAGATTTTCCAGATCGAGCCACACCTTTGAAAAAGGGTATACACTGCCATTTATCAATCTCGTTTACATCATAACATAAACGACCCCCTAAAGCAAAAATCCATTCGTATACAGACGTCTTAGGCTTACCCGGATCTGTACAATGTACGCGACTAAATCCCTGATAATCCAAAACTGAATCAAAATACGGCGTAGGAATATCACGCCAGTTAATATTCGTGTAATCTGGAAATTCTTGGTCAAAATATTTACAACTTACGACGGTTTGATCCAGATTTTTGAATTCTGGGGAATCGTATGTATAAAAATTAGATTTATATACCGCCCTAACGACCTTCTTTTCCGGATCTATATCCGAACGTTCAGAGTCAAATTCCTTACCCAGAAAAATGCCATTTTTAAATGACCATACATGGCGATCTTTCTTAATTTCTGGGAATTGCATATCTTTTGTATTTTCCAAGTGTCGAATAAGATCATTATGACTAGAAGCACGCGTTGTCAAGTTTTTCCATAAATCAAATTGAACTTCTTTCGCAGCTACACCGTATACATATTCCTTTATAGTTTCAAACGCTTTCCATGCTCTAGTTCCAGCACCGTCATCCGTTTTGATTTGAATACAGCAGTGTCCTTTGTATCGCTTAATTCCTCGATCGTATAAATCCTTCAATGTCTGTAAAAGAGCTTGTTGGTAGGGTTGTAATTCTTCTACGTTTGAAATCGTAGACATTCTAAAAATAGATGGATCGGTTTCGGGATTAATTGGAACATATGTAGGTTTATTTACGCGCTCTATCATACGTGCGTATCGAAAAACCATGTGCCATCCATCATCAACTTGGTCTATTAGACGATTAATTCTTACAGATAACTTCATATCATTATCATCTTCAATATCCATCATGTTGAGTGTATGGGCTCTGTGGTAAATTTCACATAACCGTTGTTTGATGCGCTTAGACTTTGCTTCAACGTTTGTTATGTCTATATTTATGGGCAATCCATCTTCAGATAGTTCACTGGGTGTGAAGAAATTTTTTCGAATACCTGGTCCTAGTGGCAAATATGGATTATTACGCTCGTTAATTTTCCACATATCTTCCATTTGTACGAGAAGTTTAATAACTTCGTCATGTGAATAATTTTGAATTTCATTAGACCACATGGCACTCATCGCATCCTCTTCATTTGGGGTTTCTCCTATGAAGTGAGTAGTAGCCACGGTCATTTTATAAAGTATAGATTTCTTTTTTTAAGCGGTATTATTTTTTCTGGAGGGTCGACAAAAGTTTTACCAAAATTCTATTTTGAACTTCCAATTGATATCCCATATTTACTAAAGCACTGCATATAGTATCTCCTTCAGGGGTTGTGAGCGTGGAAGCGAGTATATTTTCAACAGGGGCTATGTCATCTTCGTCATCCCCATATTGATCTATATTATACTCATCATCAACATCTATAGGCTGTACATCCGAAACAGATTCAGATTCGGATTGTGACTCATTGACTTGATCATTCTGTGTGGGTTCGGACATTATGAATTATATTCAGGAAAAATTGGTACGTTTTTTTCGCACTTTGTCCTAAATTATTTTCTTGGTATATAGTACAACAACACACAAAAATGGCGGGCGGTTTAATGCAACTTGTAGCATACGGCGCCCAGGACGTCTACCTCACTGGTAATCCCAAGGTTACTTTTTTTCAGGCTGTCTATAGGCGCCATACGAATTTCGCCATGGAGAATATCGAGCAAACCGTAAATGGCACCGCTGCCGATTCCGGTCGCGTATCTGTCACGATCGCGCGTAACGGTGATCTCGTATCCGAGATGTACGTAGAGCTCAAGTCTAAGTCTGGCCTCGCTTCTAACACTGCGGATTCTTCTGTCACCGATGCTTGCTGGGTCGCCGAGCGTGCGATCAAGGACGTCGAATTATCCGTGGGGGGTCAAAGGATAGACAAAACTTACCAGAAATTCTGGCGTCTTTATTCCGAGCTTTACCTCGACGAGTCTAAGAAGGCGTCTTGGGGTAAGATGACTACCGCCGTTGACGGTCAGGTCTTCCTTCCTCTTATTTTCTTCTTTAACCGCAATCCCGGTCTCGCTCTCCCACTAATTGCCCTACAGTACCACGAGGTCCGTCTTGATTTCGATTTAACTGATCAGTTTACTACTCATACAGACGGTTCCACTTTCAAGGTATGTGCTAATTACATCTACCTCGACACTGAGGAGCGTAGGCGTTTTGCACAGAAAGGACACGAGTACCTCATAGAGCAGGTTCAGCACACAGGTGTTGACTCTGTTACCGCTTCCGGTGGTACCAAGCAGGTTCGCCTTTCTTACAATCACCCCGTCAAGGAGCTTGTATGGGCTCTTAGCGCGAATGATGCCCAGCAGGGTCTTTGGAACTTCACCAAGCACAAGACTGCGGGTGACATTGTTATGGAGTCTGACGCGTCCGTCGCGGACGTACTCATTCCCACCGCTCTCGCCGGTGCCCCCATGCTTGCCACATGCGGAACCAAGTCTTTCACTGAGGAGGCGTCTGGCACTATCGACAAGTTCAAGCTTGTTCTCAACGGTCAGGATCGTATGAAGGAGCAGTCCGGTAAGTACTTCAACCAGCTTCAGCCCTTCCAGCACCACACTGGTTCCCCATACGCCGGTATCTACTCTTATTCTTTCGCGCTTAAGCCCGAGGAGCATCAACCGACCGGTTCTTGTAATTTCAGCCGCATAGATAATGCGCAGGTTGCTATTACCACTGCTTCTGATAACGCTGACGCTACCAACCTTCACATGTTTGCCATTAACTACAATGTCCTGCGCATTCAGTCTGGTATGGGTGGTCTCGCTTTCTCCAACTAAATACTCATACAAGTATTATAATAATTATCGTTTCGTCGGGTGTCCGACCGGAAATTCACATTTAAAAAATATACATACTCATATTTTTTAAAGATGAAAGTTACATACATACACATACATTATCAATTAAAATTCACATAACAATCTATTTCATTACACGATTGAACACCCATTAAATCATATACCCACGATCCATCTACTATTTCTTCTTCAAGAAGTTGATTTTTTAATTGTTCGAGTTTATCTCGGTTATGTTTAAGTTTAGATAGAGTCATATCATAACATCTCGATACTATGGTATCTATTTCTCGATCTATTATTACAGCAGCATCGGTTGATAGATTCTTATAATCGAAGTTGTTTTCACCGAAATTATACGTAGTTACCATATCACGCGCTATTTTGTATACCATAGCATAATCGGAACTTGCACCGGTGGTTACACGCGCTTTACCGTATACGATCTCTTCAGCCGCGCGACCTCCTAATGCAACCATTATTTGTGATAATAGGTATTCTTTCGTATAAAACGGTGCGTCTGCGTTATCCTCCGATGGTTGAAAGAAGGTCACACCTCCGGCCGCACCACGTGGCATTATAGAAACTTTACGTACTCGGTCGTAATCGGGTACGAGTACACCCATAATAGCGTGTCCAGCTTCGTGATATGCTACGAGTTCCTTTTTACGCATAGAATACTTAACATCCCCTTTAGCTCCCACAACTATACGTTGAAACACCGTTTCTACGATTTCGTTTGTAATGACACCGTCCCCATCTCTAACAGCACGAATAGCACATTCGTTAAGTAGATTTGATAAATCGGCTCCAGAAAACCCTGTCGTCTGTTTCGCTATGTTCTTAAGTCGAACGTCGGGTGCAAATTTTTTACCTCTCGCGTGAACGCCTAAAATTTTGAGTCGCCCTTTAACACTCGGTAACGTGACTTGAATTTTTCTATCGAATCTACCCGGTCTAAGAAGAGCTTCGTCGAGAATATCAACCCTATTTGTAGCGGCTATAACTACTATACCTACATTATCACCGAAACCATCCATTTCCGTGAGTAACTGATTAATCGTTTGTTCGCGTTCATCATTACCCC